AGTCCTCGATGAAACGTTTCACGACCTTGACAGCCTCAGGGCAGACAAGATCGCCGTGTGTGTCGGCTAAGAAGATTGATTTTTCCCACATGGTAGCTCAAGGGTGGTTTTATCGGCTTGCCTCAAAATGCATTGCGTCGCGACTCCAAAATGTTCCGGCTGAAAGAAAACCACGTTTTGAGAACGCTTCCATAGCCTCGATGGGCATGGAGGCGGCGCGTGGCCAGTGAGTTCGCAGGCCGTTAGTGTCGGGCGCAAAGTCGATAGCAATTCCCCAGGCATGTTTAGAGAGCCGCGATCCATCGCGCATCGGGCGGACGTTGTAGCAGCCAGCGTATTGGCCTAGAATCCATGCTGCCGGGCTGTCGGCGATCTCGGTAATCGCAGCCAGCAAACTATCGGCGACGAGCCGGTGACAGCGGATACTGCGCACCGGCTGGCCAGCGTATTTGATGCCCAGCCCGATGACCGGCAGATTTACGAGCTGCTCCTCATCACCTGGCTCTCCGAACCGGCGGATCACGCTGGACTCATCGCCGGTCGGCCATGGGTGCGGGGTCGGCATAAGAGCGCGTAGGTGGCGCTCGCACGCCGCGGTCGATACATCGCCCCAGATGCCGTCCGGCGTGGTGCCGATGCGCGTCTGGAGAGCGATGATCTCGGTGCGGGTCATTTAGTCGGGGTGACGCGGATCGTTTTACTGATCTCGGTCGCAGCCACGACGGAGGCTTGGTCGATGCCGCGCTGCTCGATAACGGTAACCGTGCCATCAGGCGCGGTCGTGGTCGTAATCGTCGAGACGCAGGATGATAGGCCGAGGCTGGCGATGGCGAGGATGGTTTTCATCGGCGTGGGGTGGCGGTTGAGTCTTTGCTGAGGTAGCCGAGGATGGCCAGAGATACCGGCAGGATCCAAGTTTTCCAGTCGACCAGTGAGTTGCCATCCTGAACGGTTGTCTGAATGGCGGCGGCAGCGGCGGCCAGAAGGCCGAATATTGTGGTTTTCATGGTTTGCGATGGTTGTAGAGACAGGTTCCGAGGCCGCAGCCTTTGGATAGGCGGTCAACGTCCTCCTGCAGTTTGGCGACGATGACGCGCAGGCTGGCGATCTCGGTGGCGAGTTGGCGGTAGATGATCGCGGCCAGCGTCGAGATGACACCGGCCAAGGTTAGCAGCACCATTAGTATCCATTCGGTGGGGATTGTCATTGATCGGTAGGTTCAGGGTCAAGGGCTAAGGGTTCAGGTGGGACGTAGAGGACGCTGCCATCCGGCTGCGGCTGAAAGATGGTGATGTCCGCGGCAGGCAGGTTTGCGGCGAGTCCGATGGATGCCAGCGCGGTCTGCATCGTTGCGTAGAGTGTCAGAGCCTGCGCTGGTGTTACTCCGAAATCAGGCATGGCATCGAGGATGGCCTGTTGCTGGTCTGGCGTGTCAACGAGGCTGTATGCTCGCACCATCTGCGAGACGACGAAATTGGGAACGCTGGAGATGATCTCAGCAATCGTGGCGGCGGCGGTGTGGGGTGTGGTCATAATGTTAGCTGATTCGTTGTGCTCGGATATAGCTGGGCGGGTTGAGTGTAGGTGATGATCCAACTCCTGCCGTGCGTTGCGCCCATTGAACGACTAGGTTGCCTGCTACTGTCACGTTAAGAGTGCCGTGGCGCAGGGTAGCGGAAGAGTTTGCACCAAATAGAATTTCAGCATCAACGGCATTTGCTGCTCTTGTCGTTGGGTATGTGGTCGATGCCGCAGCGCCGTTTTGTGAGTTATAGGTCTGCGCTCCACTGAAAGTGCCGGTGCCAGTGAATGCAAGTTTTTGCCGTGTTCCTACGGTTACAAATAAAGCGCCACCGCTCACGACGATAAGTGATTCGATATGATAGAGTCCGATCTCTAGCGCGAGGGTCAGGGTCGCAGACGTCTTGAGCGTCGTGGTGTTATCATTGCCTGCCTCATCCGCGACAAGTTGCGCCGAGAGTCGCCGCCCGCCGCGCCCGATAAGGTCGGTGAGCGTAATTAAGCTCGTCGCCGCTGGCGTACCTGTGCCTGCTGATGTCGGGCGGGTCGTGCTGCTGAACGCGTGCGCTCCGGTGTGCGTCTCCGCGTCGATCATTGCGACTGTTCCAGCCTTGTTGGGGAATTCGATTGCGCGGTCTGCTGTCGGGCTGTGAGAGAGTGTGGTCGTGTAGGTGCCGTTGGAGAGTTTGAATGTCGAGCGTGATTGGATATAAGCGTTGGCTGCGGCTGTGAATATGTGGGCTGCTGCCCCGACTGTGTATATGTTGGCTTCAGTTCCGGTTGTGAAGATTTCAGCTGAATTTCCAGATGTGCCTATGGAAGCTAATTCTCCAGATGTAGAGATTCGGCCTTCTTGTCCGGTTGTAGAGATTGTTGCAATGTCTCCTACTGTGGAGATGCTGGCGTTGGCTCCAAGTGTGGAGATGCTGGCGTTGGCTCCAAGTGTGGAGATGCTGGCGTCAGCTCCGCTTGTGGAAATGATGGCGTTGGCTCCGCTTGTGGAGATTCCTGCATACTGTCCGCTTGTGAAGATGCTGGCGTTGGCTCCCTGTGTGTAGATGGTGGCGTTGGCTCCGGCTGTGTAGATGTTGGCGTCCGATCCGAGTGTGTAGATGATGCCGGTGGCTCCGCCTGTGCCGATGCTAGCACTGGCTCCAGTCGTAGAGATTGCCCCGCTCGATGTGACCGATGATGCACCGACGGCTGCGAAGTTCGATCCGCCTGTTGCATCCCGCAGGGCAAGTGTGTTCGCGGTGGCTGCGGTAGCCCCAGCCGTTGCCCCGCTGACTGCGGTGCCGTTCGCCGAAATGAATCCGGTCAGGTTCGATGAGGTCGAGGTCGTGACGCTGTTCGGGCCTGTCTCGCCTTTGTCGCCAGTCTGGTAGAAATCGAAGGTGACGATCTCGTTAGCAGCAAATGCCGAGCCGGAAACGTATGTCCCGTTGATGTGGTGGTGGTTGCCCTCGTCGGTGACGCTGGTAACAAGGAAGTTAAAATGGCTTGCATCCGCGTTGCTGTTGGATCGAATGACAACCCGCGCTTTGATGGTCGATGTGGAGTCGTCAATCAAAGACAATAGTGCGCTGGTATTGCTCCCATCGAAATCAGTATCACGGATTGAAATGCGTGTCACCGCACTCAAGGTCGAGCTGTTGAATTTGAGGTGACCGGGACTCGGTGCGCCTGCGCCCGTCTGGTCGTCGAAGGTGTATTTCAGCCCGGCACGGTCGCCTTGTGCTCCGGTGGCGCCAGTGGCTCCGGCGGGGCCGCGTGAGCCGGTGCTTACCGAGTAACTGGTCGATCCTTCGCCGGTGATGACTGTCACCTGTGTGGAGCCTTGACCGGCATTTACTGTAACGTTTGTTGCCATTATGCGTGAGGATCTGCGATAATTTGATGAGTGCCTTTGAACCAGTCTTTATCAAGCACAGATGCGCCATCAATCGTTTCGATTGCCCATGAGTAAAAACCAGCTGGGATAGAAAGTGCGCGAGGCTCGACGGTAAACGCCCATGCGTAAGCAGTCGCTGTGGTGATAGTAATCTGTCCGCCGACGTTGCTGTCCAAGGTCAGCGCAACAGATCCATCAGTGAGGCTCTTCCATGACATCCTGACTCTGGAAAGCGTGCTGGAATACTTCGTGTCGTCGCTCGATGTAATCGCGATGGTTAGTCCTGACCAGGTTTCTCCGGTCACGGTTTGAGGCAGCGTGATGTTTTGCGGATCGCAGCTCATGGTCAGGTCGTTTTGCCGACAACGGTGATGTAAAAATCACTGTCCGAAGTAGCGTTAAAAGTCAGAGTGGTAAGCAGGTCAGAAAGGTTGTTTGTGTCGTTCGTTGCTACTCGGTATTCGCCAGTGCGTAGTTTCGCATCTTCGTTAGAAGATGTCATCGTGACTGCACCAGATGCGCATCTTGCCCAGAATCCTTTGAGTGTGACGATTGTAGGGATCGCGATGCCTTCAAAGTCCTTTGCGTCCCCATCGCTGATGTTTGCGCCTGAACTAGCAACGCCTGCCGTCGTGTTTGTAGATGTTGCGGCAGCCGATACGCCTAGCCCGGCTGCAATGGCAATGTTGAGCGTTGAGTCATTGGCTGGAAAGAATCCCAAAGTCGATGCGTTGCGCGTGGTGATTACGGTATCAGTCGAGCTGGTCGCAGTAAATAATGCGGCATACGCTGTGTCGGCGTTGAAGGCATCCTTGATGGCTGTTGCGATGAGCGTCGCAGTCGTATGGACTGCTGTCGTTAGCGGCACCAAGATAGCCTTCGGTGATCCGGTCATCCCTGCCGCTGTTACCGTGACTGTAAGATTTCCCGAACTCGTCGCACCAGACGCGGCGGTTACTGTTGCCGTCTCGACTTGAGCAGTCCCGGCTGTGTATGCGTCCGATGCGGAAGTCGTGTTTGTCGCAACAGCCAGAACAAGGTTGCTGCCTGAAACGATCCTGGCTCTCAGAGCATAGGCGACATCGCAATCGGTGAGCGTAACGAAGTTGTTGAACGTGCCGATCTCGACAGAGCCGGTTACGCCTGTTGAAGTTGCTGTTGCGGTGGCTGATAATCCCGCGTTCGCCCTAGCTGCCGTCAAGGTCATGGCGAAGCATTGCCCGATGCGTGGCGAAAGTCAAATTCGATCAGGAGAACTCCAGCGCCATCGTGGTTGAGCCTGACCATCCTTCGCCTTGGCCAGCGAGCCAGTCTGCAAAAGCGTCAGAAAATAATGCAGATTCATCTGTCCAAGGATTTTCCCAAGGTAATCGATAAACTACAATGGTTTCAAAAATTTGAAAGAAATCATAAAAAGAAAAACCGTCTGCATAAAAACCTTGTATAGAAATACCAACAGAATTTTCGTCATTGTCTGCACCTCTACCACCTGAAACTGGGTCGCCACCTACGCTTGATAAAGATGGAAACCATCCTGCTTCAATGTCTGTAACAGTTTCATCTACAAGAACCCAAGGATCTGTGTCTGTGTCCCTTTCGTAGTTGGTTACTGTCTCCTCTCCGATTGTAACCAAGTCGTGTGAGTCCCCTAGAGCAAAGTTAAATCTCCAAAAATACGGCAAAGATTGCGTAACGTTGAACTCACCTTGATCGGTTGGAGCTACTCTTAAGTTAGGTCCACTTTTAATAACTGGTATTTTTTCGTTAAAAACTCGCGTCCATTCTGGCAATGCTCCGAAATCTAAATCTACTGCAATTTTAACTGCGCTTAATCCCGTTTCTGTATCTCTTTCGTCATGCTCATAATTCAGTAACCCTGTAAGCCGTAAGAATGGCAATCTGTGTGGGTGATTGTTCACATAGCCAGCTACAAAGATCTGCTTGTTTGCCTTTACGGAATTGAAATTATTAGGATATTGACTTGGTATAGCACTCATAATAGCCTCGCCGCCCAAATTGAGTTAAATCCACCGCCAACTACAACTGATATTGGACCGAACGTAAATTGATAAGCAAATGAAACTGACCCACTAGAAAGAAAAACCTCAGCAATAGTGCGGTGGTAATTTGTGGTCGTGTCCGTTGGAATGGTAGTCACCCACTCGACGGTTGAGCTGGTAATAGCTCCTGTCGTGGAGTCGATGATGACTTTTGCGAGTAGATAATGAAACCCATTTGCCGGATTTTCCTTTTCTTGAGATGCAATGCTGACGCCGCCAAGCAAGCCGGGGGCTGATTTGAGCAATGCAGTAGTGGCGCTTACTTGAAAGGGGTAAGGTATCTTTTGGTTGATTAGCTGCCTCCTCCTGTCAATTCTTGCTGTCAACTGCTTTACGGCCTGCCACAACATGGCGACATCCTTAGCCATGACGCGATCACCTTTTTGAGGTGGCTGAGGGTTGGTAGGTATCTGTATCGAACTCATTGTGTCTGACCGTAAATCAACTCTGTATCCTCTGTTTCTTCAATCGTTGACCAAGTCCGCGTCCAAGTAATTGGACTGTCGCTTGATCTTGTCTCGGTTGATCCTGTCAACATCCACGTCATGCCAGGCGGTGTCGCTGGGTTGTTTGGTGGATCGTCTTTCAATCCCATAGGAGCGACTTCCGAGTTCGATAATCCGCCAAGATCAGTCTGCGTCTCAGTGTATTCCGCTACCGGCACCTTGTATGTTCGATTGTCTCGTATGAAGATACATTCAAACCAATCATATTCAATACCTCCTGTAATCGTAACGATTTCATCGCCAGTCATTACGTCGTAGATAGCATATCCAGAAGTTGTTTTTTCGTAACGAGCAGTTCCAAGATACATTCGTATCATGCCGTCTGCTGGAGAGTGTTCATCGTGGTCTAGTTCTAAAAACTTTGGATGTCGAATAATGGGGATTTCTCCAAGGCTCGTCGTTAACTCGTAGACCTTTTGTTTCTCGGATTCAGGTAGTGACAGTTCAAAGTATCCGCTGAAATTGATGCGTATTAAATCAATACCGCTTCCGCCACCGGCATTCTCTTCGTATTCGTGGTCATCAACGACCATGTTGTTGAAGTAATCATCGCCTTCAGGATACAAAATGGACAGTTGCACTCCCTTATCGAGGTTCGGTCGAATGAGGCTGTAATCTCCACGTCGAATCGTGAAGCTCATGCTTGCGGTAGTTTTACCAGTCTTGTCTGTCGTCGCCCGAAAGTCGTTTCGCGGTTTCAACACGCCGCTTGCCAGTCCGTAAACTGTCGCACTCATGCGTACATCGCGCCTCCATCGCGGTAGATGCGCTCAAGCAGCGAGTTTGTTTTCATGATTTCGGTCGTTGGGTCGATCATGGATGTGGAGTCATCTTTCCCGCCGAAGAATGACGGCAGCTTTATGCCGGGCATTTTAAGACTGATGCCATCAAATATCCCCATTCCGATCAGTTTGCCAATTCCACGAAACTTTTCTTCGATGCTCTTCCAGATTTCAGAATCCCCCATAACTTCGATCGCTTTTGCAAGCTCGGCCTTCAGCGTGTAAACGATTTTGGAAAAATCACCGGTATCAATCGCCTGCTGTATCCCGTCCATTAGTTTTTTTACCGTGCTTCCATCGCCGCCGATAGCGTTGAAGATCGCGAGGTTAAGTCCGCGCCACAGGTAAGGCAGTCGCTTGAATTGATCTTGCGCTTTGCCAAGTCTGCTTGCCGCTGCTTCTACGTTCGAGGCGAAGCCGTCCATTTCCTCACCTGCCTGGTTGAATACGTCCTGATTGCGGAAAAGTTTCAAAAGCTGCATGGACATTTTTGCGCCGAAAATCTTCTCAAGGCTGTTTTCAACCTTGCCCGCATCATCGCCCATTGCTGCGACTGCTCTGCCGATCATCTCAAATTGCTCCATCGTAGTCTTGCCTGCGAAGTCCTTACTTTGCAGGCCAATAGCTCGGAAAGCCTTTTGTAGATCCTCGCCGCCCTTGGCCGCGTCATAGATGTTGTCGCGAAGAATCGAAAGCATCCGCCCAGCCTTCACTTCCGACCCAGCCAATTCCAACGCCCGATCAAGTTTAATGATTTCAGCAGTCGATGCCTTTACCTGTAGCGCGGTGTCTTCCGCTTCCCCGGCAAAGTCTGCGAGCTGGTCAACTCCAGTCGCTGCTTTGATAGCCAAGTCCACAAGACTCTTGCTCATCATCGCACCGGCACCCATCGCCATACCGCGCCCGATGCCCTTGAACATGCCGCCGATAGATCCGAATCCTCTCTTCACTGCTGACGAGTCAAATCCTACTTTTAAAGTTGTTCCGATAGCCATTGGTCAATTCTCCCTTCTAGTTCTTGTTGTTTTTTGTTTGTCGCCTCGCATTCGATTGTTTGAGTGTATCTGAGCGTGGATCCGTGTCGAGCCGCTTCACAATACATCAGTTGCATCACTCGCGCCATGTCCGTTTCCCAGATGAGTTTGTCCGCATTGATCCCATGACGGATAGCGAACGACTCGATCTGGGCTAGGAGGCATGGCGAATCTCCTTTCCCACATTATCGGAGTCCATGACAGATTGACCTAGCCGTTCCAGCGATTGCGCGACCTGTGCGATCACGCCGTCGATTTCCTCAATGTGATAGGCGGCGAACTTGGCTAGTGTTTGATTCCTGTCTTCCTTGTCCATGTCGATGTATGCTGCCATCTCTTCGCGGGTCTGTGACATGACCAGGATGATTTCGACCATGTCATCTGCACTGGGTTCGTTGCCTTCGGTCACAAAGCCGTTGTTCAGCGCACGAAGCACTACGGCCTGACCGGCACCAATTTGTCGCAACGGTTTCCCGTCGAGTTGGATCTGTCCAATCCACGATTTCAGCAATGTCTTGTCTCTTTCTTTCATCCGTTCATTCGGTTAATTAGTTCCTGCTTCTGGTGTTTCGGCATGCCAACGCCAATCAAGGCGCTGGCTGTGCCGTTTGTCATAAAGGTTTCTCGGTTCGACCGCATGTGCAGCGTCAGCAGCTCGCGCCGATTCAGGACGTGCGCGAGGCAATAGCTTTCTGGGTTTTCGGGGAAAGCTGAAATGTGCCGTTGTGCATCTTCAAAATCCTTCAAGTGACCGATCTCGAAAAGTGTGTGGGCATGGTCGAACCATTCATGCAGCTTCATTCTCTTAGAAGCGGATTGCACGAATTCCGACATGATCCGAAGCGGATGTTGGCTTGGAATTGTCTCGATGTTGCTCCAAGCCGTTGACATGTCGCTTGTGCTAAATCGCCCGTCAAAGCTGATTGCTCCGAAGTGGTAACGGGAATAAACATGCCCGTTTTGATGCGCCACAAGAGTGCAGGGCGATAGATCGTCCAGAGGCACTCCCAGTGCCATCAGTGCGCAGGCAAAGTTAATATCTCCAGTTCCAAATGATGATGTCATATTTCATAGGTAGCTACGAATTAGGCTGATGTGTAGACTGCTGTGGAGTCAACACTTGGGTAGAACACTCCGGTAAGGCTGCCAGTTTCAAAGCCGTTATTCGTGCGGGTCATGCTTGCCGCTGTGATGATGACCGAAGCATTGGCCACTGGGGTAATTTTGAGAATGTCGGTGTAAACCGTGGAGCTGTCGCCCGTTGCGTTGGCGAGAACAACAAGATCGGCCATGCCGACGACCATGCCGGCGCCTTTTGTGCTGATTACGCCTTCACAGCTGATGTCGATCCGCTCGTTGCTGATCGAAACACCAATGTCTTGACCTACATGGTTTGGTGCTGTTCCTACTTCGGAAGCGCCGTTGAATGAAATCGAACCGAGGAAAAGCCCGGTCGAACTGGATTCGGAATTAGCTCCAAACTTTGCGGTTGAGTAAACGGTTGCGCTCATAGTTTTTGAGGAAAGTTAGATTGGACAGGCGATGACCGTCATTTCAAATCTGGTGATCCGTTGCCCATCGGCTGATTCAGTAATTCCTGAAGGGAGGCGAATGTCAAACACTCTCGATCCGTTCCGGTCGGTAGCCCAAGCGATCATGTCGCGATCTCCTAGGATGTCGTAAAGATTCTGACGCCAGCCATGCTCTGTGGTAATCGGCGTTCCTTCGTTGTTTTCATCGGCTGGCACTGTGTGCAGCTCGACGGAGATTTCGTATTCGGTGACGCCATACATGGTCACATTCCCTGCTTCATGCACTGACTGGCTCGTCTCATAGATGCCTATGAATGGAGGCGTCACGTCAGCCTCTTCGCCTGTTATGGCGATTTGAATTCCAGCTAGGTCGATGTATTGCTCCTGGATGCGCTTCTGTATCCACTGTCTAATTGATTTCTGAATGTTCATGCTTTGTCTTTTTTGTCGATGGCTGCGAGTGTTTTTCGGTAATAGGTTACGGTCTTCTTTAGTCCGAACTGAATTGATTTAGTGATGCCTGAGCTTTGCAGGACATGACTGTTGCCCGAATACGCGAGATTGTTTGTGATTCCTGCCACTGGTTTCCATCCCATGACCGGCTTTTTAGCATTTCCGAAACGCTTGTGCTTTTGAGTGTAGCTCAGAAAGTTTTTGCCGATGCTCATTTTTTCTGTTCCGGTCTGGGCGCGAGCGATCTCCATGCCTGCTCCAAGCCATGCGCCTTTTGCCATACCAGCTCTAGCTAACCTGATCTTCATGGCTGCAGTAAACGTCTTGATGTCGCAGACCATTTTTTCGGAACGTGCCAATTCCGGGGTGCGAGCATTGCGCTTCGTTCGGTTTAACTCGATCCAATCGTTGACAGCTTGATGGTCAGTCAGCGCACGGCGTGATTGAACTCCGTAGGTGCTTCCTTGATTTGTGGCCGAGTAACCGCGACCGCGTGTTTTCTCCAGCTTTTCGACAACCAGAAGCACATTGTATGCGTCCCTAAATATCGCACCTTCCTGTTTGATTCGGGTTTTTACCTTGCCGAATACTTGAGTTTCAAACGCCAGTTCGCGACAGACCTGAATGCTCCACCGAATCACTGCTTGCGCGTTAGTTTCGCCGAGTCGATTGGCAAAACGCTTCAAGCTGCGTTCAAGTTTTGGCTGATCTATTTCCGCTTTAATCATGCCTTGTGGATTTCCTCCAATGTGATCGTGGTAAAGCTGCCTCCTTTTCGGATTCCTTCTACCCTCCATTGCTCTGAGCGTGCTGTGGCGAGCTTTTTAAGTAAGACGCCTGATGGTAGATCCGATGTTTTGCAGACAGCACTGAGGCGCTTTGTAGGCTCAAAGCCGACCTCGCCAAATGTCTTTGCCTCGTCTGCTTCGGCGAGGATGCAGGAAATAGCCGTGCCGTTGATGGTTACTGACTCAGCTCCGATCATAGCGAATGACTGCGTGGCTGCCGCTAGAGCTTGTGCTGATACGATGGACATGCGCCCATCCTTGCCGAAATAGGGCGAAAATCAAATCAACCCTGCCAGCGGTCGAGGTCAGGAAAAAGACGCTTGATCTTGATGAAGTTGTTCGGACGGTAGAACTCATCCTTGTGGCGCAGACAGATGCCTTCTCCACCGCGTGCCACGATGTCGGTTTCCATCTCGTCAAGCTCGGCCTCGGTGTCAAGCGGTGCGTGACTGATGACGGTGCAGTGGGCGGGCAGCTTGAGCTTTTCGAGAGCTTTGATTCGGTCGGCGGTTGAAACGCGAAGGACGGCCATGTCGAAGATCATGAACCGAATCCCGCGCCAGTCACCGCCCTTGCGCTGCATTGCGGATTGAAGCTCGGCAAACGTGCCGTTGCCCATCCAAAGCTCGCCGTCGAGCCTAACTGCTGGCATTCCTGCCTTGAACCATGCGGGCGGGTTGAGCTTGTTGCCGTGGCGGGTCATGAACTCCGATCCTGTCCAGATTGCCCGCACTCCGTCGAGCTTTTCGCTGGCGAGGTAGTCGGTTATGTTGTCGGGGATTTCGTTCACGGCCTCAACATCTAGGCAATGCCGACCTTTCGCAAGCTAATTTTTGATTATTTTTCAGGAGCCGCTGTCAGATCTCGGTCGTGCCGGTAGAAGTGCAGGATCTTCGGAATGTGGTAAGTCGTCTTTGCTCGCTTGCGTGCCTGTAACGACCAGACGCGATCCTCTCCGTAGTTTGTCTCTAAGAACTGGCAGCCTGCCACTGTGTCGCGTTTCCATGCGCAGACGTGCCACGCATCGCGCTGCGTAATTCCGCCAGGTATGAATGCACCGTCGCCTTGTCCGAGTCGGAAATGGACGGTTGATTCCAAACCGTTGTAGACTGCGTGTTGCTGAAACGTGATGACATCTGCACCGCTGGCGGCAGAGGCCAGCAGCTCGGCGACGTAGGTGTCCGCAATGTCGTCATCATCGTCCACGAACGCGATGTATTGCCCGCGCGCGATGTCGAGCAGTGCCTGCCGCTTCGCGCCGATGCTGCGGGTGCGGTTGTCACTGAGAATCAGATGCTCGACCTGCCCCGAAGTCCTCAGCGCGGAACTCCGATCCTCGATGTGGGTTGGTAGGGCTTGAATCTGCTCCTCGATCCTCCACTGGAGGGCTTGCAGTTGTTTCTCGCGTCCCGGTATCGTCGGTGTCAGTATTGATAGGATCATGTGGTTTGGTCTTTCTGAAAATTGCGTCGTAGTTGTTCCGGTATGCTGGCGCGTCTCCCAGCCTGTGCCAGTCGCCTTTGTGCGTCTTGCTCATGGCTTGATGTTGGTTCTGACCCAGCAGCGATTTACAATGTGGTAGGGGATGCCGGATTCCTTGACGGCTTTGAGCACGCTGGGGGTATCAATGTCATGCCCGCCGAAGAAGCCATCCGGCTTTACCTTGGGCAGCCATGCCGCGATGTCGGCTTTCACGTTCTCATAATCATGCGCTGCGTCGATAAAGATGCCATCGGCTGATTGGTCTGGCTGATGTTTCGATTCTGCTACGCTTTCGTTCCGGCATTTGGTGATCTTCCGGCTGCCGCAGTTTTCTCGGAACTCGTCCCAAACGTCAACTTGCCCGGTATCCGGATCGCCCGCGAACGTATCAACGCAAATGAGGGTTGCTGATTTCTTGCCGATGTCGTCCAGCCGATCGCGCAGGTAGATTGCGCTTTTGCCCTTCCAACTGCCGACCTCGATAAACGTCCCGTCGGTGGGCAGGGTTACGGCCACATGATCGTAGACATCACGGAAGTCAAACCATCCGAGTATGTCGGCAGATACCTTTTGCCCGGCTATCAGTCGATCCAAGATGCCTTTGCCGATCTCGTATTTTTCCGGCGCATTGCTGCGGGCATAAGTCTCATCCATCTGAGCCTTCCCGAATGCCGGGTGCAGATGCTCAAAAGTGATCCGGTCGCGTGCGTCGATGACCACGCCGTCACGGAAGGCGCATTTAGAGAACCAGTTGTCGGAGAACATGCTAAAAAACTCAGGATGAAAAAGGTATCCCTGTTGATCGTAGCGGGCGCGGGTCAGGATCGCCATGCAGAGCAGGTCATCGGTGCGGTGTCCGTCGCTGATAGCGAGGACGGCGGGCTTGGACGTGTCGCCTAGTGCCTGCAAAATTGCAGTGTCCCATCCTTGGAAGGGTTCCCAATCGTCAGAAAGTTGCAATAAGACCTCGCCGCGTGAATGTTTTGCGCATTCGTTCCAAGCATTAACGGGGCCACCATTGCCGCGAACTAGGCAGTGACGAGTAACCATCAGCGGCATGGATTCGGGGTCGTCTGCATCAAGTCCAAAGATATGCTCAACCGCATCGGGGTTGTCTGCCATGCGAAGCCAATCGTTTTTGCACCTCCATGCTTTGCCAGCTCGACCGCGTGTCGCGTGAAGAAGGCTGATCTTCGCGCCGTGCATGATGAAATGGTTCATCTCTAACACGTCTGCCTCCTCGCCCCTGCGGTTTGCACGCAGAGCCATCGCACGCAGGCTTACGCCTAGTCTGCCGTAATACATGCGCCGCAGGTTCCAAGGAGGCTCTGGAGGTATCCTGAGCGCAAGCATGGCCTCAGTCCAGCCAAGCGAGTCTTTCGGCGAGTTCATAAGGCAGGAAAGTCCAAGCTCTCCGTAGGCTTCTCTACGAGATGGGTCGGTGGAAAGTGCCTGGAGCAGAAGGTTGTGCTTTGTGTCTTGGTCGCCCGCCAGTCGAGCTAGTTGGAAGAGTGCCTCGTATCGTTCATTCTGTCCGGCCTCGGGCAGTTGTGCAAATTCCATCGCCTTCGGTATCGCCTCGGCGTTTCGATCTAGCGCGATCAGAGATTGAAAAACATGGAATTTTTGCGACACGGTGCGCTCGTCCTCTGGGATGCTCTCGAGGATGCGCAGGTTGCGCTCGTCCCGGCTGGCGTGGCGCTTGCCAGATGCATGAACGATCTCGGCTCCGTCAAAGCGCAGATGCTTTGTTCCTTCGTTGAATTTCAGACATTCATGAATCGGGTTTTCCCAGCGTGCAGATCCTCGTCTCCAGATGCGCTCCCGCCAGTTGACGACTCCATCCTCTGGCACAACGTAGCGCATCAGCACGCCGTCAATGTCCTCGGTGCTGATGTCCTCGACGAGCTGGCGGATCTGCGCGATTGAATCGGGCGTGATGACGTCGTCGGTGTCTGCCCACATGAGCCATTCACCCGTTGCCATCCGCAGAGCGGTGTTTCTAGCTGCTGCGAAGTCGTCAACGTGCGGCCAGTCGTGATCCGCTTGGTTGAAATACTCGTCAATGATGCAGTTGTGCTCTTGCGCAATGTCGAGCGTCCTGTCAGGATCTTGATTGCCGATTGCCCGAACCACAATGATCTCGTCGGCGAGATACTCGAAATGATCGAGGAAGCGGGTGATGTAGTTTTCCGCGTTGCCGACAATTACGCACAGGCTCAGTTTCTTTTTCATTTCTTGGCAGTGGTTGTAATGCGGGAGCGGGTGGGTGGCAACAAAAAACCGCCAGCCCCTTTCGAGACTGACGGTTCATGACATGCACCGAAGAAAACTTATGGCTTCGTGCCGAATGCAAGTCCGAGGGTGAGTCCGGTCGCGGTGCCGTAGAGGCACTCAAAGGCTCCGAACATTTGACCAGTTGCTGTGTTGAACGAGCGGCGATAGCCCATGACGATGCCGGATGGATCGGCAGCGCGTTCCACGGAGAGATACTCAGCACCGGCTTGTGGCTCAAGGTAGCGCATGGCGACCGAGATAGCGTCCGGGTGAGCAGCGAAGCATACGAGGGAGGTGGCTGCGGTGGGCAGGATGTTTGTCTCGTAGGTTGGGAATCCGACCAGCTGACCGAGCGTGCCTTGACGAGCAGCTTGGTTGTCGCCGATGGCGTAGGCTTGAAGCACGTTGGTGGATCCAAGGAGCGAGGCACCAACAACAGTGTTGTGGATGAAAGCGCAAACGCCAGGATCGACATCTACGTTCCGACCAGCGAGGACAGAGCGAAGCGAGATGAGCTGGGCGAGTCCATAGTTGGCTTCTGCAGTCGTCACCGATGCGGCTCCGAAGTTGGTGGTGGTGATGAGCTTCCAGATGTTTTCCAGAACCTTCTGACCGAGGGCGCGACCAGCTTGCAGCGCGAGTTCGTCAAAACGTGCGGCAGAGCTGTTGGCGTTCTGCAGGTCGGTGATGTCGAAGGTGACGATGTTGTGCTGGTTCAGGTTGACGGTGTTGTGAGTCACCGCACCGCCGCCTGTTTGATAGTTGGCAGTGGATGCGTTGAAAGTGGTTGCGGTCATCGCGGAGATGAACGGAACGACAATCGCGTCACCTTTGCCGCGTGCGCTGTCATCCAGCGAGCTAGAAAATGCGCGAAGTGGAGCGAGCTTGGCAGTGAAGGCTTTGAGTGCCTCTTGTGCGAAGATGGTATCGTTGAAGGATAGAGTGGCCATAATTCAGTTTTGTTTGAGAGTTGTTGTTATTTGGTGAGTAGTTGGCGGATCTCTGCGCCGTGCTTGGCGTAGTATTCCGTGCGGGCTGCGCCTTTGAGGGTGGCGAGAGCTTCGATGTGATCCTGTGGAGCGGATTCGGTGCCTGCTTCGGGGAGCGGTGCAGGCTGCCCAATGCTGGCGAGAACCTCGATTGCTTGGTTAGCCGTTGACGCCTTGGCTGCCTCGATGTCGGCCTGAGCTTGGATAAGCTCGCCTTGAAGTCCCGTGATTGTCTCATCTTTGGCGATGATCTCAGCCTTGAACGCATCAGCGGCGGCGGTCAGATTGAAGATATCCAGATCCTTTTCCGCAACAACGGCTGCAAGGTTGGTCAACTCGGCGATCTTAGCTTCGGCAGAAACGAGGTCAGCGCGGAGGCTGTCGGCTTCTTCAATGTGCGCTTTCAGCTTGTCAGCTTCGTCGTCATTCAGGGATGGGAACAAGGTCTTGAAAATGTTCATGGGCATCTTTGTCTCCGACTCAGTGCGAATGTCAACATGCTTGGCGTTTTGCTCTTTTCCGTCTTTCAGCACGACATCGACGAACCCCTTTTCTTTTGCTTCGTCGGCTGTCATCCATGTCTCGGCGATCATCATTTCGCGGATCTCCTCCTCGTCCATGCCAGTGCGCTCGGCATAGATGCCAGCGATCTCGGCACTGATGCTTTCGAGTAGCTCGGCCTGCTTCTTCAGAGCGCGTGCGTCACCAGCTGCGATGGTGCTGGCTTCGTGGATCATCACCCGGCTGCCTGCTGTCATCCGGCGCTTGTCACCAGCCATCAAGATCACGCTGCCCATCGAGGCTGCTAAGCCATTGACGGTCGCCGTGATTTCTACGCCACGGGCGGACATTTCGCGCAGGGCGTTGTAGATGCGCTGCCCTTCAAAGACTGATCCGCCTGGCGTGTTGATCTCGATTTCGATGGCGTCGAGCGCGTCGTCTGCTTTGCAAACGATCTCGCCGATCCGCATCTGCGCAGCAACTGCGCGATCACCATAAAGTTTGTCGAGCTTGTCGATGAGGTCGTCGGCTGACTCTTTGTTGACGCCGCTGTTGAGCTTAACTTTGCCAAGCCGGTTGTTGATTTCGATATTCATAAATGGGGTTTGATAGTAAGGAGTTTTATTGTTCGTTAGGTGGCGTAGGGTTTGGCGCACCGAATGGAGATGCCTTCGCGCCACCTGGTGGCGATAGGGTGATTGGGCGGCGGAATCCTTTGTCTTCTTTCCATGCGCCGCGAACGGCTGGGGACATGTTCGGAAGTCCTGCTTCCTTGCGGAAAGTTTCTTCGTCCATTTCAGCAGGTGTGATGGCACCTGCTCGGACTGCTACGCCGTAAGCGTCAAACTTGGATTTGAGATTTTCAAAACGCATCCGATCATCATTTCCATCATTGTGATTTTCATTATCATCAACTGATGGCGATGATGTTTGTTCGGCCATTTCGTTTGGCGTGAGCATGAACATTTCGCGATCATCGACGGTGTGGGTCATGCCATGCAGTGCATTGAGTTCATCGGCAACTGAATGCGCGATGTGCTTGCGCATCCATACGGAACGTGCGCGGCTAGTCAGGAAGTCGGTTTCAGTGAGGCCGCGTGCCTCCAATACTTCTGAAAGGTTGCGCGATCCGGTGCGTAGCTCTTCCAGCTCCATCTTGCTTTCGCGGCCATCATCGACCGACAAGCGGGGCGGGCGGGAGAAGTCCCAAAGTGTAGGCGCTGCAAGTTTAGGAACTCGACCTTGTGCCGCGAATACGGAATACGCAAACGAGATTGCCCGGCGAGCTGCATACCAAAGCTGCCCTTGGCGCTTAATGACGAACCGGCGACACTTGACGATCTCGCCACGCTCGGCTGTGCCTTGCCCCGTCGATTTCCAGACGGAATAAGACCAGACGGGAATAATGGCTTCGCGGTTGAGTCGATCTTGGAACGCCTCCCAGTTCGGGCCGGGGTTCTTATGTTCCATCTGCTCCATGCGATGCCCGCCCTCGGCTGGTAAATACATGACGCCGCCGGGAAATGCTTGCGTAGAAAATGGAGATGGGTTGGCGCATGTGCCATCGCCTGCCATGTCGTTTGCTGGATCGTCGATGTCCGGACTCCCTGTCGAGTTGAACACGGTTAGGTGCAAGCGTGAAATGATCTGCTGCCTGATGCGCTCGTCCTCAGTCGAGAGCAGCGACATTTTTAAAGATTCCAGCGCATGCGTAAAGCATGGAAGACCGCGTCCTTGCTCGCAGTGCGTCGGGTCAAATAGGTGGATTACGTCGGATGCAGGAACGTCTTTAAATTTTTTCACACCGTCCTTGCCTATGTCGAAACGATACGCAGCAGGGCGCCCACTCGGATAATAGATGATGCCATCAACAATGCGTAGACCTTTGAATTCACCATCGGAAACGGTTTTGTCGTAGTCGCTGTAACAACGATGACTAGGTATCATCTGGATTCTTGGAAAGCCGTCAGATCCAACGATCATCATCCAGAACACGTCGCCGCTGCGGTCAATCTCGACGCTGGAAAGCTCAAGCATTTTCCACCAATCAAAGATACCACCGCGAACGTCTGCTTGTGGATACCATACGTCGTGTAGAAATTTGGCTGCTTGCTTGCCTTTCTCCTGGTCAGTTGTGCCGAGATAAGATGGCAACCATGCTTCGCCTACGCTGTAATCCGCTTTCTGCAAAATACATGCACGCGGCACGCCCATGTTGACGAAAAGACGATTCGACAAGCTGAGTAAGGTTTTCCGATCATTCGATGGAATCAGTCGCTCAATATCGTCGTTGAGGACGGTGTATTGTGGGCCGCGCCGATTTGATCGGTCGGCAGCATGCGCGAGGCGATAGGGTTGCCCGGTATGGTCTAGGATGGCAGAGGTCATGATGGAAAGATTGTTATCGACGTTGAGGAAATCGCCTTGCCTCTATCCAGGTAGGCGACGACGTGACGCAGCAGCATGAGCCGCTGCCCGTTCGTCATCGTTTGCGACGTCGAGAATGTTTGACCGTTGACCGTGGAGCTGGTGACCTGCGCGGTCGAGTTCGGATCTGTGGCGATAGCTAGTGCTAGCGTTGCGAACTCTTCGCGGATCGCTGCTGATGCGCTCGGATTGTCCCGAACTGCTACATAGACTGCCCTTGCCGTTTCCGCGATACTCATCACGCTTGTTGTCACGAAACGAGGGCGAATGTCAAACCAAGCTACCGTTACTCGCTGTCGAATACTCTCATCACCAACGCCGCAGTCACTTGGTAATACATGCAGTCCCAAAGGTGGTTTGCCCCGCCGCTAGGCCGTATCCAGATACCCTTCTCCTGACCAGTCTTGGCGTTGCGCTCGATGCTACGGCGCTCGCACTGCATGTGGTTTTCAAACGGTTTTGAAAGATCGGACGGCAGCTCGATCTGCTCGCCGTCCGACATTAACCTGGAGAGAATGTCTTTGATCGGGTTGGACGCGGTAAAAATGTATTTTGCCACACCACCACTTCGCGCTCGGTGCCGCTTTGTCATGCTGTAGAGCTTCTCGATGGGTTTGCCGGATTGCGTCGGGTGCAGGAAATGGTTCTTGTTGCCTTCACCTTTGATGCCCATCCAGCCGTGTTTGACGCATAAATCCGCCATCCTGTCGGTGTCGTATCCAAAGTCGATCAGGGTCTTTGCCCTCGGAACTGCATATTTGTCGCAAAGCTCCAAAAGTTGCGTTTCGTCAATTCCATCGCTGGGCATGTATCCTTCATAAAGAACTCGGCAGAATCCGCCTTGCCGCCACGCGGCGATGACGATCCAGAAATGATCTTTTCCTGCGTCGATGGTTGCGAAGCGATGCGCCTCGCCGTCAATAGGCTGTCCTCCGGCGAAATCTGCTTTCGCGTAGTCGCTGGATCTGCGCACCACGACCTCGCTGTCGGCCATGTCGTCTGTCCAGAAACTCGCCCTTCTTTTCTGTGTCCACTGCCTCAGGTTGTCGGCGAATCCCGCAGTTGATAGCCGTTTCGCCGTCAGGTATTCTAAGACTTCCTGCCACCACGGCACCCACCAGATCGCGAGCGAATCAACGTGGAAGCCTCGGATCGACTCAACGTGGTGCGGGTTGGTCGGGATGTAGCCGAGTTTGCCGTTGCCCATATTCGATGCTGCCAGCTTGCGCCTAGTCAGCGTGTCGTCGGCGTATTCTTTTCCGCACTCCTTGCAATGCAGCCGGGCGGTTTTCGCTGTTGCCTGCTCGTCAACCACTCCTTTCGTCCTTTCAATCACGTCATATTTGATGCAGTCCCAGCCGAAAGGTTGCTCCACTCCGCAATCGCACCGCCAGCCGAACGATGCTCGGTCGGTCTTCATCCACTCGCGCCATAGGTCATCACCTCCTTCGTGTTTGCCGTCGTCGTCGATCCGCCCACCGACTCCAGCCTGCGAGACGTAGTATTCTTTCCGATTCCACCTATTATGCGTTCGCGCTTGGCACTCTCGCAGCAGTCCCGGCGCCCACTTCCAAACCTCGTCACCGTAGATCCACCGCACCGACTTCTCTTGAAAGTTGGACATGTTTGCGCCGCCGAGAACCAGCGGCATGTGCGGAAAAATGATCTCCAACTTACGGCTCTTGTGCCGATCTTCCGGCCACAGGTTGCGGATCGACTCGACAGATTTGAGCGCGGGCAGCAGCCGAGTCTCTGCCCAGAACCTAGCGTCCGCGTCGGTCTGCGAGGTGTAGAGCATTGCCCCTGGATCTTCGGCGACGATGTAGGGGATCAGACCTTCGGCCATTGTTGACTTGCCGGATCCAGTCGGCGCGATTACCACGACCTCCCGCACTTCGTGATCACCGGCGCATTCCATCGGCGCCTTCCACCATGGCGTTTGCTCAGGATCGAAGAAACTGGCTCGTTCAGAGTTGGCAATTTTGACGTTTTTCGACGCCCATTGCCAGGGCTTTAGCTGGGTCGGCGGCTTGAGTCCGATCCTGATCCCGCTGATCCATGCTTTTTTTGCGGGGTCATTCACTTTCAAAAACCTTCCCTTGTGCGTCCGAAAGGTTGTCGAGGATCTCGATGATGTTCTCGCGCAAGACCTTTTGAATCTTGGTTTCACTCAAACCAGCAAGCTGAGGCGGTAGATCAGATGTCAGCTTTAGCAGCTCGGCACGAATTACAGAGTAGCACGCGGTAGCCGCTTCCCGAACTTTGCCGCTTGGCACCAGTTCTTTGCTCTCGATCTGAACGGTAATGATTCCTTTAAGCGCCATCACTTTCTCCTTCAGAATCTTTACGTCATCAATGTTGCCTGCGCTGCGGATGGCTTTCTCAATCTCATCGAGGGTCTGCGCGGTGACAGCTTCTGGCGTTGTCGTCTTCGTTCCAGGCTTGATGCGAGATCGACGCCGGGATTGCCAAGTCTCAAACGCCTCAACATTCCAGCAATCAACGCCTTGACGTTTGGCTTCGTCCCAATCTTTGCGGTTGATTCCGCGCTTGCGGCAAGCGTCGGCTATTGTGGTTCGTGGCATATTTTTCGTTCAGGTTCCTAAATGCAAATTTCTTGCATGTAGCTATCACGGGCGTCGTTG